CAAGGATGCTAATCCTTTTTGATATTCAGCTGAAAGTTTTGCATATTTATCTGCATGCAATGCATAAAGTTCTGAGTCTTCATTCACAGCCTCATTTGTCATTCTTTCTTGTACTGCTCTTATGGTAGCATATAAAACTACTAAATATTCAGCCTCATCAGGAAAAGCTGAAATCGTACTATGATCAAATTCAACTGTAGGATATTGTATTTCTTCATACTTACATGATAAGCCTGCTGGCAATACATTTATTTTATTTGTCTCTATATAATATACTGGATCAGTAGATGTTGCATATGTAATATCCCCAGGATCAGATACTTTATATTTCTTTATGCTTGATATCATTCTACATTCTTGACTTCCTCCAAATACGGAAAGTATTTTACCTGTATTTAAAGTTTTTGCCTCAGAACCAGCTACTGTTGATGTAAATGTCTGCATGGAAGCACATAATCTTTGAAGATTGATAGGAAGAAAATTTATTACTTCTTTAGCACCATCAGTAAGCCATTGATTAGCATGTATCCGAAATGTTTCACCAGAATTAGTTGCCGTACTTGTATCATCAGCATTAAATCCTGATAAAGAATGTATTTCCGCTGCAAAATCCCAAGCCATTATTTATCTCCTTTTTTATGAAGCACTTGCTACAAACACCTCAACATCAACCTCATTACTACCAGGATCAATTAATATACTTTCTAAGTCATGAAGAGTTGTTTGCACAGAACCATCAGCATCATAAACTGCTACAGAATCATGAGATGTGCCCATTATAAAACTATGACCTGCTGCAAGTAATATTGTTGCTGTTTCATTAACAGCACTAGCTCCACTACCACTTTCAGTTGTGTCTATTTGTAAATTAACGTTTACTGATTCAGTATCATCAAGATTAGTCAATCTAATATATTTAACATCATCAACTTGCATTGAAGAATCAGTTACATCAACAGTTACTCCACTTCTAAATACTGTAGTATCTACATTTGCTGGACATGCCACTATTCTTTTAAATGCTTCAGTTATACTTGCAATTGAAAAAGTATTTGAAGCACCTTGGTCTTTTCCATTTAAAGCAATTGATTCTGTAACTGTTACAGTCATTGTTGATGCTGTTATTGTACTAGCCATTAGTTATTGCTCCTCATTTTCTTTACAGATTCATCTATTGTTGTTTCATTGAATTCTACTTTCGTAGTAGCAGACCAAGTTTTACGCATATTTACGTGATTACGTGTATCATCATGATCTTTTACATAATGACCACAATCACATCTCATGTCTGCTTTTTTTTCAAATTCATTCTTTTGACCACATTTATGACAATAAAATAATATCATTTCTTTTTTTTCCTTTTTTTCTTAGTAGCCTTTTTTCCCATATTATATAAGATAGAAGTATTTAAAACCTTTTCCTTAAAAGTATCTCCCTTAAAAAGAGGGGGATTACTAGAAACTTTAGCTGGCTTTAAACCTTTCTTTTCTGACATGACAATACCTGTTATTTCATGGGTTGGCTTTTTCCCTTTTTGTTTAAGGTATGCCAACTCTCTTTCTGCTTCTTGATGACCCTTAGGAGTATTCGCTCCTTTTAAAGATTTTTCAAGCTTCTTCATACGCTTTTTATCTTTAATTTTATCAACAGTCTTTTTAATAAAGCCACCTTCTTTATATACTCCTGTTCCAACTTCTTTACCAATTGGAGATACTTTACTACGCTCCATTGCATTTGCTGTTGGAAGTTCTGATTCCATATTTTCAAGTGGAATTGATTTTAATTCTTGCCCCATTTTATTAGCTTCTGCAATTGCTGGATTTTCTTGTGGAAAATTTGGTTTAACTTTGCCACCAACTTGGTATTTCTTTTTTTTAGATGGTCTTCCTACTTGACTGCCATATGTTCCTTTTCCCTGTGGCATTATTTATTTCCTCCATTTCGAGCATCTTTTGATGGCCAATTAAAAAGTCCACCACCTTCTACTTTACCACCATCTTCGTATTTTGCTGGAGGATATTTATTTCTTAATTTCTGAGCAGCACTTTGTTTATCTTTGAGTTTCTGAGCAATATCTTTATTACGATTCATAGTTGATTTTTGACCTTGCTTAGGAGCATATCTATTATCACTACCAGGGCCAGCTGGACCAGAAGGTTTAGATTTTTCTTCAACTTCATAAGATTGTCCTATAGGTAAAGATTTAGGTAAAGATTTAGGTTTAGCTTTAGCTTTAGGTTTAGCTTTTTTTATATCATCAGCTGTTTTTGTTGTATATAATTTACCTTTCCAGGTAAAAGTTTTTTTACCTGCTTTGCGAGCACTTGAAAATGCTTCTCCAAACTTTGGAGTTTTTTTAGGGCTGCCTGCTTTTGAATAGTCTTTCTTAGAACTATATACTGGCCCTTTTTTTGCCTTTGCTTTATTTTCTGCTGTTTTCTTAGTAGACCTTTCTTGAGCTGCCTTACGTTTAGCTTTACGTTTAGCTTTTCTTGCAGGAGCACCCTTATCCCACTCTTCTTTACCTACTCCAACTCCCATTTTTTTTAAACCTTTTCCTACGCCTTTAAGCAAGCGTCCAACACCACCTTTTGATTTTTCTAAACGTGCAAGTCTTTTTGCTCTAGCTTTTTTTCTTGCTTCTACTGCTCTATCTATTGCCATTATTTTTTACCCCTATTTCTAGCATCAGATATTGGTAAATCTCCATGCTCGTTAATGTAATCTAACATGTCAATCGTACTCCGATTAACTGAATTTTTTTTAATTATAAATTCTCCACCTTCAGCTTCAATTGGAATACCACCATTATCATGAGATAGTCCCTCTAAATATCCGCCAATTTGTGCTTTTCTTCTTGAGCCTTTCAAACGACTTTTCTCCTTTTTGCCTTTATTTTTACTTGATGATTCAAAGCCAGAAATATTACCATTTTCATGAGTTGCATCTAAATTATCTCCATTTCCATATGTACCTTTATCTCTATTATACTTATTAAGTTTTGCACGATATATTGTTCTGTCTTTTTGAAACTTTTCATATTCATCTTTATAGTCTCTTGACATTACCTTAAACCACTCCCTCCACGTTTACGACCACGATGCCCTTTGCCTCTTTTTCTTGCTTCAACCTTTTCTACAGGAGGCATTGCAACGATTGTTGGTTCGTTTAAAAATAATGTTGATAATATAATTGTTTTAATAATCATAATTTTTTATTAGCTTGTTGGGGGCAAGCCCTTTATACGACCCGCCCCACAGTAAGCAAAACTGTTAACCTTTATTTATTCAGGTTATTAATTACCTATACTTTAGCTAAAGATGTGAGTTGCAGTGCCATCACCAAATGTGTCGCCACTAAGAAGCCACTTAGACTCTGAGATACATTGGAATTTTATCATACCACCGATAAATCTTCCATCTGTATCAGCATCCATAGTAAGAACATAGTCAGCTGCTGCTGGAAAATTCCAACCATCAGTATCTATACCCTCATTTAAAGCTTTGACAGTGCCAAGGTGATCTTTATCATGTATTGCAACAACACCTTGATAAGTATCAGCACTTGACGCTGCTGTTACGCTAAAAGTACCAGTAAAAGTAGTACCGACATGAAACTCATATACTAACCCAGCTTCTGCTGCTGGAAGAGTAATTGCTATACCAGCTGCACGATTCAAAGTATAAATTGTACCTGAATCAGCTGCTAATACAGAATAAGTTGCAACATCGATATTGACAATTTTTTGGTTAACTTCACCATAATTGCCACTACTTTCGTTTATTCTATCACTTCTCATTATTCATATCTCCTTATGTTATGCCTTCAAAGTTATATAAACAATGTGTCTCAGGAAGAGTTATTTCAAGACCTGCTTCAGTAATGATCATGTCTTTACGTAAATCTTCATCTGCTTGTTGAACATTAGTGATAATATGAGTGTCACGATTTAGTCCATTACCAGAGAGAGGACGATAAGCTACTTGACCCATGTCTACTATCATCATGTAAGCACTTGAGAACTGCCTAAATAAAGGCTCTTTCACAAGATTTAAATCACCATGCACAGTATTGACTGCAAGTAATTTATGCCCATAAGAACCTTCAACATATTTAGACATATCAAGTCTCTGATAGCCAGCAATATCATAAGTTTCATCAATCAAACCGCCAGAACCAAACTTATTAAATAAGCTTATTACTGGAAGGCCAGCTAAAGCAAGTTTAGCTGATGAACCACCACGTGCAGGATCAAAAATGACTTCAAAGTCAGTTAATAATCTGTCATAGGTAAGTTCGGTTGATGCTAAAGTACGATTATAAGCTGAACCAGGTGGATATGATAAATTGCTATCACCAGATGTTGGTGCACTATTTGCTACAACGTGACCTACAATACCTTCGGTATATTGAATACCATCTGTACGATTACGTTGTCCAAAAAGCATTGCACGCTCTATGTCAACTTTATGCTCTCTTAGTTTAAGATTCCAGATTCGTTGCCATTCATTTGCATATCCTCTATATTTTGTCGCAATTGAAGTATTAGTCATTTCG